ACCAACAACACAGAACGGATGCGTATCGACTCCAGCGGTAACTTGCTGGTGGGTGGTACGAGTGCCGCAAATGTAAATGCAAATGGTGGTTTTTATGTAAATCCAAACAGCCTCAACACATTTACAGTTACAAGCCATTTAAGTGGCGCAAGCAGCGGAAGTCCCTATGCTTATTTCTATTATGCAAATGCGGATATTGGCTCTATTACACAGACAGGAACAACAGGCGTTTTGTATAACGTAACCTCCGACTACCGCCTAAAAACTGTTGTTGGTGTTGTGACAGGTCAAGGCGCACGAATTGATGCCCTTCAGCCTGTTGAGTACACATGGAACAGCAACGGTTCAAGCACTCGCGGATTCTTGGCGCACCAATTCCAAGAGGTCTATGCAAGCAGCGTAAGCGGCACTAAAGACGCTGTGGACGCTGATGGTAAGCCCGTGTACCAAGCCATGCAAGCAAGCACCTCTGAGGTCATTGCCGACCTTGTAGCCGAACTCCAATCACTACGCGCCCGTGTCGCTCAACTTGAAAGCAAAACATGAACATAAACTGGACAATCACCCAAACCGACTATCAAACCGCCAACGGTTTCATTACCTAAATTTATGGTAGCAAGGTTAACAACAGCAGAATTTATTGCCAAAGCCTCTAAGGTTCATGGCAATAGATACACCTATGATAAAGTGGTTTATGAAAATAAGTTGTCAAAGATTGTTGTTACTTGCCCAAAACATGGTGACTATGAGGTGTCTGCAACTATTCACATCCAAGGGCATATTGGACGATGCTGTGCACATGAGGCTAAAAAAGGCATACGCACGAGAAAAGACACGCCAGAATACCTTGTTCGAAAAGCTGCTTTAGCCCAAAAAACTATGTTTTTTGAAGGCGTGTCATGTCAAATTTGCGGAAACAAAACGCGATATTCTTGCAATAACTCTTGTTCAAAGTGCGCTGTTAAGTCAAGACAAAAATCAAACGCAAAAAAAGACAGCAAAGGTAAAAGAGAATTTTACAAAAGAAATATTTTTGAAAATGACCCAATAATTCAAAATTGGATACATGGCATTTATGTGTTTAAAAAGAAAATGCAAAAAGACTTTGGGGTTAAACTTCATGTAGACCATATTGTTCCGTTGCAAGGAAAAAATGTATGCGGTCTTCATGTGCCTTGGAATATGATGATTACATCGGCAAGATTTAATTGTTCAAAACAAGCAAAAATTGGAACCGAAGAAGGTTCTAAGTCGGTAGGCGGCGTATCGGTGCATTCATCTGCACAGCCTTGGAATTTAAAAAAGGAAGCACAAAATGTCAATCTCTTATAAATGGGTAATTACTGAAACAAACTATCAGACTTCTGACAAGTTTATTTTTTGTGCCCACTGGACTGCCACAGCAGTAGACGAGGGCTACACCGCATCCATCTGGTCAACCTGTTCATGGGCTGATGGCACACCGACTATCCCCTATTCCGAGGTAACAATGTCGGAAGTCTTGCAGTGGGTATGGGACAGCGGAGTTTCAAAAGACGCTACCGAGGCAGCACTGGCACAGCAGATTGAGTTGCAGAAGAACCCCGTAACCGCCACCGGAACTCCGTGGAGCCAAGCATGAACCTAGAACTCGACGTAAACGAAATCAACTTCGTCCTGCAAACGCTTGGCGAGTTGCCCAGCAAGTCAGGCGTGTGGCCTCTGATTGTCAAAATCAAAGAGCAGGCCGAGACGCAAGTTCAGAAAGCCAAAGATGAGCCTTGAAACACAATTCTCAGCACACGAACAGGTCTGCGCCGAACGGTACGCGCAAATCAACGCACGGCTCAAGCGACTGGAGGGCATCCTCATCAAGACCGCCGGGGTGCTCATCTTTTCCATGTCTGCAATCGTCTATGCCAGCTTGACGCTGCATCGGTAAAAATGATTGACCTCACCAAAGCCATTGGAGCAGTCGCAGCCAGCATTGCAGCCATCGGCGGCGGTTACACGCTTGCCGACAAGTTTGGTTGGTTTGACCGAGCCATCCTTGAGTGGTCACCAGAGCATTTTAAAATTGTGGCAGATGCTGGACAGCCCATCAACGTCACAGTGGCCCGAATCAAAAAGCGGGACGACTGCTCTGTTGAGAGTTTTACCCCAAGCATCCGTGATGCCGCAGGTATGGTGCATGAGGCGACCACCACCGCAAGCAAGTTCAGCGGCCCAGCGGGGCCACAGATTGATACTTTTTCATACCAGTTGACGATGGTGCGAAAAGAAAAGATTGCACTTGGCACAGCTACGTTGCTGGCAACCATCAAATACAAATGCCCCGAGGGTGAGCGTGTCGTTCAATACCCTCGCCATGCAAATTTAAGTTTTGACCTTAAAGGGTGACCATGATTCCAATTGTTGCATCCCTCCTCGGTACATTGGCTCAGAACGGTCTGGGCCTCTTGTCATCTGCGCTTCAGGCCAAGGGCAAAGAAGTTGTTGAAAACGCACTGGGCGTGAAGATTTCCGACAACCCCAGCCCTGAAGAGGTCAGCAAACTGCGCCAGTTGCAATACGACCACGAAGAGCGGTTGATTGAACTTGGGATTATGAAAGCCCAAGCTGAGTTGGAGGAACTCAAGGTATTTGCTCTGGCCTCTCAGAACGAGGATAACAACGTCACAGACCGCTGGAAGGCGGACATGGGTAGTGACTCATGGCTGTCCAAAAATATTCGCCCTATGAGCCTTGTAGCCATCTTCGTGGGGTACTTCATCTTCGCCATGATGTCTGCATTCGGCCTGAACGCCAATGAGTCCTATGTCCAGTTGCTAGGGCAATGGGGGATGCTGATTATGGGTGCTTACTTTGGCGGACGGACAATCGAAAAGCTGGCGGACATGAGGAGTCGAAAATGAGCCTCAGTCAAGAGCAGGCCGCTTTCCTGCTGGATGTCTGCAAACTTATCCAGCACGCCACTGAGCAGGGTTTTATGGTCACTGGTGGGGAGTTGGCCCGCACACCCGAACAGCAAGCCATTTATTTCAAAACAGGTCGCTCGAAGACCATGAACTCCATCCACCTCAAGAGGTGTGCCATCGACTTGAACTTCTTCAAGGATGGGAAGATAATCTGGGACAAGGGCATCATTGCTCCGCTGGGCGCTTACTGGGAGTCTTTGCACCCCAAAAATTTGTGGGGCGGGTCATTTAAATCGCTGGTGGACTGTCCGCATTTTGAACGAAACGTGGGGTAAACATGGCAACCGCTTCGGTAATGACCTACGATTCTTTGGTCGAAAACATCCAGTCTTACCTAGACCGTACTGATGCGGACACTATTGCCAAAATTCCTCTGTTCATCATGCTGGCAGAGCAAATCATTGCCAGCCAAATCAAGTTTCTTGGCAACCTGACAGTGCAGACCTCGACCATGACAATTGGTCAACCCATCCTTGATAAACCTGCTCGTTGGCACAAAACAGTCTCCTTCAACGTCACCGTAGACGGACAGAAACAGCCCGTGTTGCTTCGTAAGTACGAATACTTGCGTGAGTACACCCCAGACGCCACAACGACTGGTGCGCCAGAGTATTACGGGGACTACGACTACACCCACTGGTTGGTCGCTCCCTCGCCTGATGTTGCGTATGATTTTGAGGTGTTGTACTACGAACGACTTCAACCGCTTGATTCTTCCAATCAAACCAATTGGTTCACCATTTACGCCCCACAGGCTTTACTGTACGGGTCTTTGTTGCAGGCCATGCCCTACGTCAAGAACGACGAGCGGATGCCCATGTGGCAACAGAATTACGACCTCATCATTCAGACCCTGAAGTCTGAGGACGTACAGCGCATTGGCGACCGCCAAGCAACCGTTTTGGATACTTAATCATGCCGTCATTTAACTCCCCCTTCACAGGCAACGTCATTCAACCAACAGACGTTTCGTATCGCAATATTTCTATAGCGAACACAAATCTTCAGTTGGAGTGGCCCATCAACGGAACCACAACTGATGATGCCGCCGCTCGTATTATGGAGGTCACTACAACTGGAGTTTCTGAGTTGTGGATGCCTCCTGCCAATCAGGCTTCGGTAGGGCAGGATGCATTGATTCGTAATATTGGTGGGGAAGACTTCACCGTCATGGATTATGCGGGAATCAACACGATTGTGACCGTGTTGGTAGGCGAGGCCCAGTACATCTACATTACCGACAACAGCACTGAGGAAGGTGTTTGGGGCATTATTGCTTTTGGTATTGGCTCCTCTGGTCAAGATGCGGCAACCCTTGCCGGGTACGGCCTGCTGGCGATTGGTCAGACGCTGAACCAGAGTCAGCCAGTCACGACTTTTTCTTCCAACTACACGGCGTTGACGACAGACCGCTCAAGCACTTATGTGTGGACTGGCGGTGCTGGAACGCTGACCCTGTCACTGGCATCAACTCTTGGCGATAACTGGTTCATGTTCTTGCGCAACAGCGGGACAGGGGCTTTGACTGTCACTGGAACCAGTGGCGACTTGGTCAACGGTTCTGCGTCAATTGCTCTGCAACCGACAGACTCTTGCATCATTGTTTGCAGTGGTTCACAGTTTTATACAGTCGGCTTGGGTCGGAATACACAGTTTGCTTTTACTCAGTTGAGCAAGGCTGTGACGACTGGCTCTTACACCTTGACGGCTTCTGAAGCCTCAAACGTGATTCAAAAATACACCGGGACTTTGACAGGCAACGTCACAATTGTTGTTCCGTCAACAGTTCAGGTTTATTACATTCTCAACGAGACATCGGGTGCTTACACCGTCACAATCACAACGGGTTCTGGCGGCACTGCTGTTTTGACCGCAGGCAGTCAAGCCACGTTGGTTTGCGATTCTGTGAACCTATACAACGCCAACACAGTTCTTGCTGGCGCTTCAGTTGTGAGTTTGAATAACGGCTCCGTTGGCGCACCGTCGTTGAACTTTGCGTCAGAAACAACAACAGGTGTTTATCGCGCCGCTTCTGGTGAATTCAACATTGCAATTCTTGGTGTATTGCGCTCAACAGTGTCTGCTTCTGGTTTGGCAATTGTTGGGACTGGTAACTTCACAGGTGGTGTTTCTGGCGGGACGTACTGATGGTCAAGAAGGTCTTTACCATTGATACGCTACCGGGCGTCCAGCGCGACGGCACTATCTTTGACATGAACTTTTACACGGACGCTCGTTGGGTTCGCTTCCAGCGCGGTCGTCCAAGAAAAGTTGGTGGCTATCGCGCAATTGTCAGTAACGCACTTGGGTACTCTCGCGGCATTTATGTCAACTCGGTTGATGGTGTCAACTCAGTTTTTAACGGGTACAACAACGGCCTTGAGGTTGTCAACATCAACAACCTTGGCATCGGTGCTGGCGTAACTGAATTTACTTTCACAGGCTTGATTCTGACCCTCAACACCTTGGTTGGCGGGACTACCTATGTCAATGGCACATACACAAATGTGACGCTCACAGGCGGTTCTGGTTCTGGTGCAAAGGCAACTATTGTGGTTGCTGGTACGGTAGTGACCACAGTCACGCTGACAACGGCTGGCAACGGGTATGTGGTTGGCAACACGTTGAGCGCAACCGCCGCAAGCATTGGCGGCACGGGCAGCGGTTTCTCCATCAATGTGGCAACAATCAATGACGGCTTCACGGAAAGCGATTTGAACCTGTGGCAGTTTGACTCTACGTTTGACGCTCAGGGTTCTGGAAACCAGTTGCTGTTGGCGCATCCCGGTCGGAACTTAGCCCAGATTGACCAGACAACTGTGACCCCGGTTTTGGCTGGGGACATCAATGGCACAGTCCTGTCTCCGCTTACGGACACTACTGGAACAACCCCAACAGGCGATGTCATTGAAGTTGCTGGCGGTGTAGTTGTTTTGCACCCCTACGTTTTTGTGTATGGCGACAACGGCCTCATCAAGAATTGTGTGGCTGGAGACCCATTTGATTGGAACGGGCCAGACTCCAACGAGGTCAACGTGGCCTCCACAAAGATTGTCAAGGGCTTGCCAGTGCGAGGTGGCTCTAACGCGCCCTCTGGGCTGTTCTGGGCGCTTGATTCACTGATTCGTGTGTCCTACAGCCCCACCACGATTACGGTCGCCTCAGTCCCCCAAACCTTCTACTGGCGCTATGACATCATCTCCAGTCAGTCTTCTATTCTCTCCAGCCAATGTGTCATCGAATATGACGGCATCTACTATTGGATTGGCGTTGACCGATTCTTGTTGTACAACGGCGTGGTCAAGGAAATCAAGAACACTTTTAACCAGAACTACTTTTTTGACAACCTGAACTACGAGCAACAGCAAAAAGTCTTTGTGAACAAGGTTCCGCGCTTTGGTGAAATTTGGTGGTTCTTTCCCTCTGGCAACTCAGAGGAGTGCAATGATTGCATCATCTACAACGTGCGAGAAGACTGCTGGTACGACGCTGGCGAGGCTTTGGGCGCTCGTCGCACTGCTGGCTACTTCTCACAAGTGTTTCATTACCCCATCAACGCTGGCGCAACATTGAGTGAGCAAGAGGTAATTTTTACGGCGTCAATTTCAACAACGAATGCAAGTGCCGTCATCACAATTGCGCCCAATAATTTGGTTGCTGTTGGACAGCAGGTTGTGTCTGCCAGCGTTCCATCTGGCGCATTGGTGTCTTTGATTACGCCCAATGCGGCATCACCCACAGCGACTGGAACTTCTGGGGCAAGCACCATTGTGGTCAGCAGCGCAACTGGGGTTGTGTTGAACCAATCCGTTGTAGGAACTGGCGTTGGTGTGGGCGCTGTTGTGACCATCATCGCGGGGACGACTATCACGCTGTCCGTGGTCAACAGCGGGGCTGTATCGGGAGCCATGTCGTTCGCTGGTTTGAGTTTGACCTTGTCTGCAAACGCAACGGCAACATTGATTGAGACCGCAAATTTTGAGACTGTGGCTGGTCAAGTTATTTTGTGGCAACACGAAATTGGAACGGATGAGGTCATCAACGAAGAGGCCAACGCCATTGAAAGTTTCTTCCAAACAAGTGATTTGGGTTTTGTGGCTGGTGGGCCTGCTCAGACATCTCCCGTGGGCGACAACTTCTGGTTGAACTTGGAGCGGGTGGAGCCTGACTTCATCCAGCAAGAAGAGATGACGTTCCAAGTCACGGGTCGACCTTACGCTCAGTCTGCTGATGTAACGTCTGACCCTTATGTGTTTGCCCCGGACACAGGCAAGATTGATATGCGCCAGCAACGGCGAGAAATACGGTTGATTTTTAAGAGCAACGTACAGGGTGGTAATTACCAAATGGGTAAGGTTTTGCTCACGGTCACTTTGGGCGACTCCAGACCATACGGAAGCTAACATGGCGCTTGCTCTCGTATACGACCCCCGCTATCATACGTGGGACTCGTGGTCGAGCCTTATGTGCGAGGCATATGCGGCGCAGCAGCTATCAATGAACACCTCTGAAGAGGGTTGGAAAGAATGGGCGGCGGGTTTAAAAGCAATCGACATTTTTGTAAACGAGGGCATCCCCGGCCCGTATATATTTGAAAACTGGCAAGATTGGGCAACAGCTTTAGTTGGCGCTGTTAACCAGCCAACGGATGCACCTTCTTGATAACTTTGCCTAGTATTATTTATCTCACATTCAAAACAAAGACCGCAAAATGAATATTTCAGAATATCGTCGCAAGGCTTTGGGGTATGTGTATCGTGCGGATGGTGATTACGATTACAGCACCCCTTCGGCAAACGAAGCAATACGGCAGATGTACATACAGAACGTCGGCAGAGAGCCTGACGCTGGTGGACTGGCGTACTTTGCCGACCGTTTTGGTACGGATGTCAGTGCCAAAGAACTTGAAACCTTCAGAGAGATGGCGGCTGCGGAAGTTGCCGCTGTTGAATCCCAACGCGCTGCTGCTGCTGCTCCTGCCAGTTCGGGGGTTTTTTCCAGCCTTCCTGCTGCCTTAACCAACGCTTTCGCAGCAGGTCAAGGACAGGGTATTTTCACCTCTGCTGCCCCTACGCCTGCTCCCGCCCCTACCCCTGCCCCTACCCCTGCCCCTGCATCTGAGCCTACCCCTGCCCCTGCTGCCCCTGTGACGGGCACGCATCGAGAACTACGAGAGAACCAAGAGGGCACTTACTACGTTGAAGTGCCAAACACCCAAGCGTATCTTGACACTCAAAATCAAAAATCGGCGGCTGCAACAGCTTTGGCAACCCAAAAACAAGCGGATACAAGTCTTCAAGATAAATCCGCGTCATTTGCCAAAACTTTTGGTGCTACACCCATTTACACCGGGGGAGATGTTGCAGCTAGGTTATATCAAGGCGAGGAAGTTGAAGCCGCATCGTACTCACCGCTTGCCCTAGCAGGATATTTTGCGCCAACGGGAACCAAAGGATATTCACATACCTATGACGCTCAAGGCAATTACACCGGGATAATAAACACCAGCCCCAGTGGGTTTATCAACGAATTATCTAACTCACTGGCACAATTAGATTCTGATTTAGGGTTATCTAAAAACGCCCCGCTTATAGTGGCGTTAGCCATCAATGTATTGGCCCCCGGTGCAGGGGCCGCTATTGGGCAATCTTTAGTCAGTTCTGGTTTAGTCACTAGCGCCTCCGCAGCATCAGCGGCGGCTTTGGCGGGTGGTGCTACCGCAGCGGGAGCAGCGGCTGCGGGGGCAGCAGCAACCGCTTTTGCAACCACGGTTGGCAGCACGATATTGAATACTGGTATTCAACTGGCAACAGGTGTGCCCGTTGAAAAGGCATTTACCAATGCGGTGCTAAGTGTTGCTGGAGCCTCTTTTACTCCCGGAATTAGCAACGTAGTACAAGAAGTTGTTGGAAATGAAACGGCAACAAGAATTATTACAAACGCTGTTGTGTCGGCTGGCAAAGCCGTCGCAACGGGTGACAATATTGGCGATGCTTTTGTTGGCTCTCTAGCAAGCGGCGTTGCAAATGTTGGCGCAGATAAAATTATTTCTGGCTTGTCTATAGATGAATTACCTAAAGAAGCCGTCGGTGTCATAAAGGCAGGTATTGTTAGCACAATTCTAACTGGTGATGGAACTACAGCCATGACCAACGCCGCAATCAATGCAGGCGTAACGGCGGCAATGGATGGGTTCAGTAATGGCGCTATCAATTTGACTGAGGGCGCTTTTGACTCGCTAAACAATATTGTGACAAGTACCGATGCAACAACTGTAGACACAGACGCCATAAACTTGCAGACGGCAACCAACGCTGGGTTTTCTGATTTTGCAACGTACATGCAGTACGGTGGTGATTTGCAAGCCTACAACGCAGCACAAGCAGGCACAACAGGTTCAACAAGTTCAACAGGTTCAACCAGTGGAACAAGTGGAATTAGTGGAATTAGTGGAACAAGTGGAACAAGTGGAGCAAGTGGAACAGACACAGCGAGTACAGCGGGTACGGCAGGGACAGCAGCTACAGCAGACACCACAGCGGGTACATTGGATGGAACGAGTACAGCAGGTACAACGATTGCATCAAGTACAGCAGACACTGGGGGCACAACGGCGGGTACAACAAGTGCAGCAGACACAATAGTTTCTGAAGTGCCGACTGGACAAACCACTTCTGATTTCAAAGATTTAATCGCCGCAACAGGCGCAACTACTGGCGATGCTGTGGTGGCCGATACGGCAACAAATATTCCAAAAGAAGTTGTAGATATTGCAGAAGCGTTCCCAGACTACGCAGTCACAAGTAGCGCACCAACTGGTGCATTGGCCGCAGTTTCTGAAAATATTGATTTCAATGATGCATCAGAAACTCCTTCAGAAGTAGCGTCTGTAAGCACAACTAGCCCGTTGGCTTCCGTGTCGGAAACTTTTCAGCCTATAAATTTACCTGACACTCAAAGTCAAGAAGGTGCAGTTATTTCTGAAGCGGAAGTTCCTGATGTTGTCAAGACTTTGGCAAAAGACGAAACAGAAGAACAACCTATTGGTGGATTGAATGCGGTTCTAACGGAAGCACCTCAAGAAAAAATAGCTTCGTCATCAGGAATAAAAGCCATTGACATTGCAAAACCTGTGATTTCCACTATTGGTAGCTTAATCAAGTCATCCTTGAACAGGAGACCGACAGCGGCTAGACCTGTTGGCGGCTTGCGGTCGGCAAGCATCAGGCCAGCGGCTGTCAAGCCCCCGGCAAGGATGGATGTGGCTAAATTGATACCGATTCAAAAAGCGGTTCCAATCAAAAAACCAACAGCGGTTGGCCCAGCTAAAACTTTGGCAAGCACCGCAAAACTAAGCCCTGTGAGCAATATTGCAGGCTTGACCTCACTGGTTAAAAAGGCAGGATAAAAATGGCGATTTTGAAAAAACGCACATCAACCAAGCAACTTCCAGAGGCTAAAGATTTTGACGTTGCGCCACTGAAAAGCGTCATCAGCAATTTGAACGACCGTCCTTCATTGACTGGTCGCACTTCTGGCTCAATGACTTCTGAAGGCTCTGGTACTCGTTCAAGCCTAAACACTGGTACAACCCCTATGGGTGGCGGCGCAAGTCCTCCTCCAGTCACCTCGACGGTTACAAGCCCAACAAACAAGCTAACTTTGCCGCCAGCACAAAAAGCAACTTTACCTACAAAGCCGCCTGCATCTTTGACCACAAAGACTAGCATGGTTCCAAGGACTACGCTTGCCCCAAAGACTCTTTTGCCGACCAAGTCTACGCTGACATCCAAGACCACTACGCCGACAACAAAGACCACTACGCCCAAGGTAACAACCCCAGCGGTCAAGCCAACTGTTACGACCAAGCCTGTCGTCACAACAAAACCTGTAACTACAACAAAGCCTGTAATTACGACAAAGACGACTCCCACTTCTGTAGTCAAGCCTGTCGTTACAAAGCCAAGTACGGCCACAAACACACTAGTCAACTCGCTCACGGGCGCGGCGATTGGTGCTGGAACAAAGCTAATCATCGACAAGATTACTGGCAAGCCAACGGTGGTTAAAACTGGCCCTACACCTGCTGGTGGTACAAAAACACCTATTGGCGGAACCAAGACCCCTGTGGGGGGTACAAAGACTCCTGCGGGCGGAACAAAACCAATCACTAGCACGGTATTGACTGAAGAACAAATTCAAGCAGAACTTGACCGAGCAAAAGCATTAGAAGGGACAGGTGCGCCTCCAGAGGGCGCTGTAGACAATGGCAACGGAACTTATTCTGTTTTTGAAGACGGCATGATTACAACCTATGACTCCAGCGGGGTTATTACGGGCATGGTGGCCGATACAAATGTAAACCCAGCGGAAGTTGAATCAATTTATGATGAAGCCAATCAAGATGCCGCAAGCGGCGGTGGAGATGGCGAAACAATTGATACAACCAGCGGCGACGGAGTCAGTGAAGGTTCTGAGGGTACTCAATACTTCCAAGACGGCGAGGGAAACTACTACACCATGAATGATGATGGTGGGTATGACTTGGCGTACTACGCTGACGGCTCCATTCCAGAAGATGCTGTGGAGGCGGAAGAACCAGAATTTACCTCCTACACAGACCCAGACACTGGCGCTGAATGGACACTGGGCGGTGACGGCGAGTGGACTACAGACTTTAACTACGACGACTACACCAATTATCCAGACGGCACTGATTACGTAGATAACGCGGATTATGCGGTCAGCGATGATTACGTAGACAATGGCGGCTACACAGACTACAACGACTACACGGATTATTCTGGTGAAGAGTACGCAAAACGCGGAGGCTTGATGACTATGATGAACAAAGGCGGAGTAGCAGGCTACGCACCCGGTGGAGATGTATTTCGTAGCGATGTCCAGTACACCGATAACGGCGACAATTCCTACACCTATTACGATGAAAATCGAGGTTATGTGACCGTAGATTATAACGGGAATGAAATATCTAGCACTCTTGAAGACCCGTATCCCGTTGCATCCTCTGGCACATACGATACAGCAATTGATGATGTGACCGTCCGCAAGTCTGTTGACAACAAAGATGGAACCTACACTCAATATTACAGCGATGGCACATACTACACTTTTGACGACCCAGAATACGGCACGGTCTATGACCCTAACGTCACCACCAAAGCCGTGGCGACCAGTGGCAATCCTTTTTCCTTCGACAATATAGGAAATACCGTATCGAAAGGCTTCCAAAATTTAACTGGCGCAAGCGACGAAACGGTTGCAAAAATAATTGGCGCACTTCCAGCGGCTGGCGCTGGCGCTTTGGTTGCTTCTTTGCTTGGCAATGATTCTGGCGGTGGTGAGCAATATCAAGGTTTTGATATGTCGAAGGTCGGCGCTATCAACCCACGCACCACTGACTTTGGAATTGGCCCGACCAACTTTGTTGGCTACGAAGACTACGGCACAAGTGGCGACGACTACACGCCAAACGAGGAGTTGTTGCGGAACCTGAACGCCCCCGGCTACAACCCGGTGAACGAAGGCGACTACGGCTACGAAGAGGTTGCCGCCGACGAAGAGGTTGCCGCCGAGGGGATGGCCTCTGGCGGTCTGTCTTCTATGGCGACTCCTGTGTCCTCGTACTACACCTTTGGGCAACCTGCGGACATCTTGGCAAACTTGGGAATGCGCCCACAGCCCCCTATGAACCCCCCAGAGATGATGACTCAAGTGGGGCAGCAACAACCTGCACAACAAGCCCAACAACAAAGGTTGCCACAGCAGGCTCCGCCAATGGCTCCACAACAAATGTCGCCCATGATGCCTCAGCAGGGGATGCCTCCCCAAATGCGCAGGGGTGGGTTGTCTCACGTTTCCAACGTGCCAATGACTCAGGGCCGCATGGACTTCCGTCAAGGTTCCGCTGTACATGGAGAAGGCGACGGCCAGTCTGACGACATCCCGGCAATGCTTGCGGATGGCGAATACGTGTTTGATTCTGAAATTGTTGCGCAGATTGGCAATGGCTCGACCAAGGCAGGCGCACAGGCTTTGGACAGGTTCCGCGAGAACATCCGCGCCCACAAGCGGTCAGCACCCATCAATAAAATACCGCCCAAGACAAAAGTGCTAACCTCGTATCTCAAAGGAGCAAGATAATGGCTGGCTTATTTCAGGGTGACCCACTGCCCCCGATTACCAAGACGACGGAAGACCAACAGTCGGCTCCAGAGTTTTACACGAACTACCTGCAAGACATTGCCAATTTAGGCCAGAACGCTGTCCAGCAGGGCGGTATTGCTGGCTTCAGCCCTTTGCAGCAGCAAGCCTTCCAGATGGCCCCAGACGTTGCGTTTGCTGGCGCGGGGTCTATGGGTGCAGCGTCCCAATTGCTGGGCGAGGCGGGCGCTACAACGGTTCCTGATGTCATTGCTGACTACATGAACCCCTACACCTCAAGTGTGGTGGATGAGATGGGTCGCCTGACTGAGCGCAATGTCCAAGAAAACATCCTGCCCAACCTTGGCGCGGCGGCTATTGGCTCTGGTCAGTTTGGTTCTCGTCGTCAGTCTCAGATTACTGGAAACTCTTTGCGCGACATCCAAGCTGACTTGCTGGGCAAGCAGATGCAGGCGCTTCAGCAAGGCTACACAACCGCAGGAAGTCAGGCTCAGGCAGACCTGACTCGCGCCCTACAGGCTGGGCAGGGGTTTGAGAACTTGGGCCAAGCCCAGCAGGGTTTAGGGCTGGCTGGTCTGAAGACCATGTCCGACTACGGCTCTCAACAACAGGCGCAAGGCCAGAAGCTGCTCGACTACCCAATGGCACAAACCCAGCAGTTTGCCAAGTTGCTCCAAGGCTACCAAATGCCTATGGGCAGGACTACGCAGACGACTGGCACAGAAACTGGCACAGCATATTCAGGCAGTCCGTTGTCACAGATTGCTGGCTTGGGTACTATGTTTGCTTCGTTGTTCCCCAACACTGCTAAAACGGATGCTGAAACCGAGTATTACAAGGCATTAACAGAAAACGCCAAGAAGTCAGGAACACCAGCTACTCCAGTAAAAACAAGCACTTTTAAATCGGGTGGCGGTGTACGTCTTGCCGATGGCGGCATGGCTCCTTCTGGCTCAGAATATCACGACGGCAACGGAAATTTTTACGATGTCGATGGCTACTTAGTGGGGTAAAAAATGGCAATTCCAGCACAGGGCGCATTAAGCCAAATGAAACCTCAGCAAGTTGGGGGTAAATTTGACGCAGGTGAAAAACAAGCTGAAAACATTGAAGAGATAACCAAGTCAACTGGGTTAAAAGAGTCGGTTACTGACGACCTAAGCGACCAGCGCGAGGCGATGAACAATATTCTCTTGCGTCTTCGCGCAGGATTGGACGACCGCAAGAACAGGATGTTTGACCCTGTCTTGATGCAGACCGCCGCAGGCTTCTTAAAACCCACCAAGACGGGTTCGTTTGGCGAGTCCTTGGGGTATGCCGCAGAAAACGCTGGAGTAGAGGCAGAGAAGGAAATGCTCCGCCAGAGAGAGAACCAAAAATTGGAGATGGAACTGGCGGGCAAAGAGATGGAATTACGCCAGCAGTTGGGTGGTGATGCCTTTGTCAACAAGCTGATGGGCAGAACCGCTCCCGCTGGTGTTCCTGCTCCTATCACGCAGGCTCCCGGCGAGGCTGGTCGCACAATGCCGCCTATGGTCGCTCCTACTGCTGCTGTTCCTGCTGGTCAGAACCCCCAGCAAGTGTTGAATGCAGCCGTTCAAGGGCGCATAAAAGTTACCGATGAAGTGTTGCTGATGGCTCGCTCTTACCCCAAAATACTTCCTTTCTTGCAAGAAATGCGTAGGTCTCAAGAAGCCGATGAGAAAAACCTCATCGACCGCGAGAGGCTTGGTTTTGAACGAGAAAAATTAGGCCAAGATAAACGCGATGTCGTCCCTCGCGGTCTTACCACTAAGCGTTCAATGGACGTAGCAGAGTACGCTGAGTACCAAGCCAAGTTAAAAGAATATAACAAAACTGGCAACGAAAAAGCGTTACTTCAATATTTTGATGACAAGGGTTGGTTAGAGCAAGAGCAGGTTCGCAACTTGGCTGGAAAAGATGGAACAAGAAAAAACATTTCCGACGTAGATTACAACAACTTGATTGCAAAAACCGCCCAAGAATTGGTAACAGACCAAAAAGTTGCGGAGCAATTGGCGCTTGCGCCGGGTGAAATAACCCAAGCGCAAAAACTGTCAGATATGAAAGTAGCAGCAGAAATTGCTGCTGCCACTGGCAAAGCCGCAGTTGAGGTGCAAAGAGATATAGACATTGCACGAGGCAAATTGCCTATTGCCGTTCAACAAGCCGGGGACGAAGAAACAGCCAAATTAAGGTCAAAAGGTGCTGAGGAAAAAGCTATCAAGCTGGCAACGCAGGCGGAGTTGGCATTTGGAAACATCACCGCTTCAAACGACATAATTGCTTACGCAAAAGGCAACCCAAGAATTACACAGGCAATGAACCAACCCGGAGTATTTGGCGCTCTTACACGCGCCGCGCAAGAGGGCATCAGTTTTGGCAACTTTAGCGTCAATCTGCCTGCCAAAACTCTTGCTGAAGCAAATCTGACCAAGGACGATTTGACTGCTTTGCAAATGCTTGCGCAAAAACTTGCGGAATTGCAAGTTCGCGGTCGTCAGTTGAACAGGACGCCAAGCGAAGGTTCAATGTCCGATTACGAAACAAAACTTCTTGGAGCCATTTACGCTTTGCCAACAGACAGCCAACGTGCATTGATTCTGAAGTCAGAAGCACTCAAGCTGCAAAGCATGTTTGACGAAGACCGCTTCAAATTGTGGAGTCAAAAAAGCAAGAAGCCCGGTTATACCTACAACGACTTCATGGTTGACGATGACTACAAGTCCCTCAAGTCAGACTACAGGGAAACGCTTGACCGGGTGCGTGCAGACAACGTGGATTTGTTGTCTCAGAAGAAACCCCCAGCGGCATCTGCGGCCCCACCTCCTGCTCCAGCGGCTTCCGCTCCTGCGGCTCCAGCGGCTTCCGCACCACCTGCGGCCCCTGCGGCCTCTGCGCCTCCTGCGGCCCCTCCAAGGCCTGCTCCGCAACCTGCTCCCCCTGCTCCGCAACCTGCACCTGCGGCCACTTCAAGGCCAGCACCTGCGGCCCCTGTCGCCGCCCCTGACAAATCTTCGGTAATAGCAGAAAGCGAAAGGATTGCAGCCTTACAGAGAGCAGAACAAGAAGCCGCCGCTGTTTCTCCAAGGCCAGCCGCTCCTGTTGTGAAGCCAACCGAAATTATTACTGAAAAGAAAGAAACCTATTCAGAAAAATTAAGGCGTCTGCAAAAAGCACGTGGAGGTTAAAGCATGGACGAGAAAAAATTTACCGCACTGTCAAAACCTCAGCAAGATGTGGTGATTAAGATTGCCGTAGAGGCAGAGCGCCAAGGCGTGAATCCAGCGTTTGCTGTTGCAATTGCGGAGGCGGAGACCGCTGGAAAGTTCAATCACTTCAGCGGTGACAAAGTTACAACCTCCCCTGCTGGAGCGCGTGGTCTTATGCAAATAATGCCTGACACCGCTCGTTTGTACAACAAGAATTTAAATGCAGACATTGACCTTGATGATGAAGACAGCAACATCAAAGGCGGCGTCTTCATTCTGAAAGACTTGTTGACCAAATACAAAAGTCCGCGCATTGCCGTGGCGATGTATAACGCCAGCCCAAAAGCAAACGCTGAATTCATCAAGCAATACGACACCAATCCAGACGAAGCAATCATGTCTTTGCGTCCAGAAACGCGCAAATACGCTTTGCGTGTTTCTCAAAATTTTGATTTGGATGATGACGCAGAGACTGGCCTGATTGGCGCTACAAAACAACCAAGTCGTTTTGCAAATTACGAGTCAGAAGCAGCCAAACTTAAAAAAGAACAAGAGGCAGAGGCTCTACGCCAAGCGGAAGCGGATAAGAACAAGCCTCCTCCACCGCCCAAAACCTTGCTTGAGCGGGCAAAGGATTTTGCCAACGATATTCAACCAGCAGAAGCAGCTTATATGGGTGCGGCCATCAATTTGGCTGGCCCCATGTTTGCCAAGCCAATCCTCTCTTCAGCAGAAGAGGCAAATCTTTCTGCGCAAGATAAATTGGAATTGGCACGCCGCAATTTAGAGAATGCCAGCGCCCACCGCCCCGGCGACCTTGAGGATGCTTACAGGGAAAGTCAAGATGTACTTGAGCGCCTCAAAAACGAACAGCGTCTGGCTCAAGAGCGTTTGAGGGGAGTGCCAAGGGCCGCTCCAGTGATTGAGCCGCCTGCACCATCGTCGCCATTTCCGCAAGTAATCCGAGAGGGCAGGGCGAGTGGCCCAAAAGTTGAGGGTGATTCGGGCACAAGAAACTGGATGATTCAAGAGGCTGGGCAAAAACATCAGTTGCCTGAAGCCGTTCTTGATGTGGCTACGGGGAAATCAAAAGACAGCCCAACTGGTGGCAAGGCTTTAATTGACCAAGACCTTGCAAACATAGAAAAAATCAAACGGCTTGGTGCTGGTGATTTTGGGTTGGTAACGACCGAGGGCGGCGTGCAACTTCAACTGCCCCCCACCACAGTAGCAGAACGTCAAGCTGACATAGACCGTCAAGCCCAAGCAAGCCAAGCTGAGTTGCAAAATAGAACCGAACAGGGACGCATCCAGCAAGAGGCTCAAGCCCAGCAACTCGAACAGCAACGGCTTTCCTACGAGGCTGATTTGGAACGTATACGGCAAGAGCGTGCGCAAGCTGGGCAACAGCACAACGTCCTTGCTGAACAAAGAAGGACAACGGCTCCACTGCAACGTGCAGTGACCCAAGCACAAACAAACGCCGAATTGGCTCAACGAAAACTGCGTCGTGCGCCAGAACCGACAACCCCTGCTGGCAAATTCACCGCAAACACTGGAAGAATTGTTGGCCGTGCAGGCTTGGGCGCTTTAGCTGGCGCGGTTGGCGTCATGAGTTACCAAGAGGCGATGGAGCGGTTCAAGGCTGGAGACACCAGCGAAGGCGTCTTAAAGGTTCTACAGGCTGGTTCTGCGGGTGCGATGCTAGTACCCCCAGTGGGCAAGCCGTTGCGGGCTGCACGCAAGGCTGGCTTGGCTGGACTTATCGGTTTGGGTGGGCGTGATATTTACAATCGTCTTACCAAAGAACCAGTAGAATAATTTGTAGGAGCAGTTGCCACTCTCCTTTTCGCCCCCCTTGAATCGGGGGGCTTTTTTATGCGTGTCCAGCGGTACACATCAAGAGCATATGAGTTTGCGCCATCTGCTTTTCTCCCTGCTCTACGCCCTCATCAAACCCTTGTTGGTAGGCTTCCATGCAAGCAAAAGCCAAAACCGCCTCTGGGTCTCGACTTCCCTCTTCGTATTGTTTTGCCAAGTGAACGATGAGGCTGTCCATGATTACCCCGGTTTCTGGTTCTCTAAAGCCTCACCAACTGCGCAATTCATGTGTTTGACAATCTCAACGCAACGGGCGTGTTCCCTTCTGGCAAATGCCACCTCTACAAACAACTCAATGTTGTGAGCAAATTGAATGATGTCTACCTCATCCGCAATCAGGGGGTCTTTGCGGGGACGGTCGCTCTGAAAGAAGATTTGCTTGATGGTTTCTTCGCTCAACATTTTCAGTCCTTATTTGTGAGAGTTTTTAAGTTGCCAAAATTGCAGGAGATGCACGAACATCTCCCAACCACGGTCAAGGTCTTCAAGACTCCACTCGCGCACCACAACAAGGTCAGGAACGCTACGAGAGACAAAGACGTTAGCACAGCGTGCCTTGGGAATGCCTAGGCCAACTCGGTAGGCTGAGAGTTGCATGAGATGCTCGTCGTAGCCATCGACCTTTGTGGGGTCGGTGAACTCTTTGGTTTTGATGTCAGCCACAAATCCTCCGTCAGATTCACAATAGAGGTCGCACTTTCCCCCAAAGCCTGCCTCGTGAGCGAAGGCTCGTTCGCTGACCCATGTTCGTAGTCCGACCCAACTGTCGATTGCGTATGTGCAGGCGCGGACACTCTCTTGGTGTTTGCCTGTGCTTCTTCCTTCATAGTATCCTTGAATGCTTGCATGAATGTCCGTTCCAGCATCCGCCGCCGACCGACCTTGCTCTTTCGAGTCGTTGATGATTCGGTCGACGTACTCCTTTTCAGGCTCGTCTGTTCGACGCGGGAGCGTGAGGGCAGCAAGCAAGACCTGTTGTTGAAGCCAAGCTGTCAACGCGGGTTTTGCCGCAACACTCAAAATTGTAGTGACACTTGGAACCAAGTTCATGGTTCGTGCATCACGCAAGGTAGTGTTGCGCTGTCCGCCCTTCTTGGCCTCCACGGTGTACTGTGGCACGCCGTCACGGGTGTACCAATGATTGGATTCACTGGCTCGTATTGCCGGGATTGTGATAGTCATGATTCCCTCGCGTTCAGCATGGCGTCTGCCATGTGGTAAGCCGCATTAGCAATAGTTTCTGGTGAACTGTAACGAGCATCAAGAAAATCACCATCGCTGGAAATAATTTCTTGCATCGCCTTGGCCGCAAAATAATCCCGCAGGGTCATGCCAAGTTGGGGCTTGATTGTGCTGTCATCAGACGGCGAAAATGGAAACGCTGGGCCTCCTGTGTTCATACCATTTCTCCCAATTCCATTTGGTCTTTGTAGTTCTCCACGGTTACGCCTTCGCTGACGGCGGTGACCAGTTCATCTTGCGTTGGTACACGAACGGTGAACTGCGAGTGCGCAGCATGACTGATGGCCTGATGGGGCGTGGCTGCGCGAACAAGGCGCGTAGTGCCATCCAAAGAGCCGACGATATAAATCCTAGTTGCCATGATTTTTCCTATTGAAATTCTTGGGCATTTGCCCAGTTGTACCACCGCGTAACAAATTTTTTGAGGTCATCAAAAGACTTCCCACGCAACCTAAAAACCCCGTCTACGCAGAGTTGCTCAAACTTCTCCACCACCGTCTCACCGTCCGTGTTGCCTTGGATGATGACTACGGTGAACTGGGGTTGCCTTGCCAAATTGCGCAGCAGCAACCCCTGTCCTTGACTGATGCTTTCACCCTCCCGCTTCCACTCACCAACAAAGAATTTGCACTTGCGCTCAAACACCATGTCAATGTCGCAAGGCGTCGCCTTGGGATTGGTCTCAATCAGTCCCTTGAACTGAAAGAAATCAATGTGCGCCGCGTTTTGGTTACGCATCAACCTCATAGTCAAAAGGGAATTGAATCGTCCATGTCATCAAAGCCACTAGAAGGGGCTTTAACGGGCGCTGGGGCGTTTGAATTACCCCGTGCCTGCCACTCTGGCGACTTTTGGATTTTCTCCTTCAGGGTGTTGCTGAAGGTGCTGAACAACTCCATGTCAGGCTCATCAATTGAGAACTCCTTCAAATTGTTGTGACCTTGGGGCATACCACCCCTTTTGATTGCGGGGGGCACGGGCATGATGGCCGAAATGTTGGTGTACTCATTGCCGTCATTGCCCATTGCTTTGATGACCGAAATCATTGCCCACACGCCCAACACGTTCTTGAGTTGAAAGCCATTGAGTTCTGTCCCCGTGAACGCCCTCCCCCGCCAAGTCTCCAAATCCTTGCGGAGTGTGGCCTTTTCGGCCAGCGAGAGGCTAAAGTTCTTTGAGATAGACATTGGCTCACCCTTGTCCGTGACAAGGGGATTGCCTGCATCGTCCTCACTATGCACCTCAAATTGAAACATCAACTTTGGCTTTTTTGTAACCACTCCTTGGAAGGTTGAGTTTTGAGTTCCCAAGTCGATGACTCGGTAGCATCGTGCAAGATGCATCCCCGGTGGGACGGGGGTAAATCCACCACCGCCGCCGCTACTTTTCGCTATTAGTCCCATGATTCGCTCCTGATTGATACAGTTTCTAAAGTCACAATTGGCCGCTTGGACACCCCGCATTCACTGCGGATGATGTCCCAGTCGTCCCCACTAGCAGTGCCTGCCTCAGCCCTTTGTAGAGCCTCTTCAAGCATTTGCATTCGTTCCAGCATGAGTTCGTGCATTTCGTTGTGCATAGGTTCACTTTGGGATTAAACTGGCTCAAGTGTACCACGTTTAATTTTGTCTTGCACAACTATTTTTTTGGGTGTAATATGCGCTTAACCACAAAGGAACCCAATGACGCTTCAAGAATTTTTTAAGGACAAGCCAAGGGGGTCGATGATTGCAATGGCCCGCAAGCTGGGCATCAGCAAGACTTGGTTCTCGCTGGTGGTGACCGGGAGACAACTGCCTAGCCCAGAACTGGCCCGAGACATTGAAGTGCAGACTGGCAGGAAAGTAAAGAGGGCTGAACTTCGGCCCGACATCTTTGGAAAGACAGCGAAATGATTTGGTACAAATTTTATCTGGGCGAATACCTTACCCACACCACGCACCTGTCGGATGCCGAGGACTTGGCCTACCGCAGACTGTTGGATTTGTACTACATCAGCGAAAAGCCAATCCCTTTGGATACCGAAGCGGTTGCCAGAAAAATCAAACTTGACTTGGACATCACCGAGATTGTCTTGGAAGAATTCTTCGTCAAGGGCGTTGACGGCTATCGCAATGGCCGCTGTGACGCAGAAATTGCCCGGTACACCAAACAGGTGGCCGTCAACAAAGAGTTAGGCAAACTTGGCGGCAGGCCCAAAAAAGCACTATGATAGAATTGGGCATGGCTACCCTTAGCGGGGGAAAAGGCGATTCGTTACCGCCCTGCCAGACCCACCCACAGTAACGGCTGACCTAGAACGTAAGGTTGTCAATGCACTACTACCAGTTTAATATCGGTGACTATGTCAGTCACACTCGGCATCTGTCGCCCATCGAAGACATTGCCTATCGAAGACTGCTTGATGCCTACTATTTGAGTGAACGCCCGTTGAACAGCGGTGTAACGTCCGTTGCACGCCAGATAGGTTTGCGGGAACATGAGCAGGAGGTGGGCATGGTTCTCCAAGAGTTCTTCGTGCTTGGCGAAGAGGGCTGGACAAGCAATCGCGCCGACAAAGAAATTGCACACTACAGGTCAAAGGTTGACCAAGCATCGCGTGCTGGCAAGGCTTCTGCTGAACGAAGGTCTAACGCCCGTCCAACGGACGTTCAAACGGACGTTCAACTAACCAATAACCAAGAACCAATAACCAGTAACCAAGAACCATCTTTAATACAAGAAGGTAAACCTTCTTTGTCCACAGCAAAGCTGATGGCCTGTCCGCAGGATGTGATTCTCAAACTTTGGTCAAAGCATCTACCCCACCTTGCCCAGCCAAGAATCTGGGAGGGGAATCGCAGGGCAAATCTGAGGCAGAGGTGGAACCAAGCCAGCAAACCAAGCCAGTACAGCCCAGAGGGCTACGAGACGCAGGGAGCAGGCGTCCAATGGTGGGACAGCTTTTTTGGCTACATTGCAAACGACACGACCCTGTCAACCGGGTTTGAGTCGCAAGGCAGAACGTGGCGACCAGATTTGGAATGGGTCGTTAATGCAACAAATTTCCAAAAAATCATAGATGGAAAATATTCAAAATGAGTTTTGCTAAACCTGAACCAAAAGACCGTGATGACGGCCCAAGCCTGCTTTGCAGCGTGCCGGGGTGCGCCTCCCGCTGGAGCGTGAAGCTGGAAGGGCAGATGCCCAAATGCAGCTTTCACCAGTGGCAGCGCCCCGAGTATGGTGCTACGAAGACCTACAAGGAATATTTGGCAGACAAAAACAATCCAGCCAAAACGGTTGCCTCGTGGTTGCCCAAGGAGCCGTGGTGAACAAAATTGAATTTGGCGATTGCCGAGAAACCATGCGCCGCTGGAAAGAGCAGGGCATCAAAGCGCAGACTTGCGTGACCAGCCCACCCTACTACGGTCTGAGAGACTACGGACATGAGGGGCAGCTTGGCCTTGAGGAAACACCAGAGCAGTACATCACGGCAATGGTCGAAGTGTTCCGCTGCGTGTGGGATGTGCTGGAGGACGATGGGACGCTGTGGCTGAACATCGGAGATAGTTACAACGGGTCAGGCGGTCAAGGCACAAAACCTAACATCATGTCAAAAGAAGCGGCAGAAGGGCGTGGCGGCAAGGCAATAAAAATTGACGGCATAAAACCCAAAGACCTAATTGGCATCCCGTGGATGATGGCCTTTGCACTACGTGCTGATGGTTGGTATCTGCGCCAAGACATCATCTGGCACAAGCCCAACCCCATGCCTGAGTCGGTGCAAGACCGATGCACTAAGGCGCATGAGTACATCTTCCTGATGAGCAAGTCGCAGAAGTATTACTACGATGCGGATGCGATAAAAGAAGAAGCAAACGAAGATTCTGGATTTGCTAAACAAAGAGCAAAAGGAATTGATACATGGAAATACAACAATACGTCAGAAAGAATTGCTCAAACAGGTCAAACAATTGAGGCATCAACTTTTGGTGAAATTGGCAAAAGAAACAAACGCAGCGTCTGGACAGTGACTACCAAGCCTTACGCTGGCGCTCACTTTGCCGTTTTTCCGTCTCATCTGATTGAACCCTGTATCCTGGCTGGCGCACCAGTGGGAGGCATTGTCCTTGACCCATTTATGGGCAGCGGCACAACTGCACAGGTAGCGCAGAACCTTGGGCGGCAATACATTGGATGTGAATTGAATCCAGACTATTGCCAACTGCAAAACATTCGCACTGCACAACAATCACTGGACTTTATATGAACTACTTTCAAGCCCATAAACTTTTAGACGAGGTACGCGATGGACACAATCACACCTACGCCGACATCACAGTCGCACTCGGACTGGTTGGAGACCTTGACCCAGACTTATGCGGAACTGGCCTTGGCGGGTGGAGAACAAGCCCTCAAGGATGGCAGGAGAGATTACTTGATACACCGCTTTAAAGAACTTGAGACCCCATTCCCCGGCATCACGCTGATGATTCACAGAAAAATTAGGGCAATGAAATGAACATTTTTGAACAGGGCAAGACCCTTTACACGCAGAACGAATTCAATGACGCCTTGGCTAAAGCCAAAGCGGAAATCATGGCGACTGCAATTCAGGCCACCAAACACGCTCTTGAAATAGAGCGCCATGCCTACGCTGACATTGCAATGGCTTTTGGTCAACATGAATTGGCTGAGGGCATCCGCAATCACCAGAGTAAAAAATGATTGAACTCACACTCCCTTGGCCTCCCACAGTCAACACCTACTGGCGCAGTTTCAACGGGCGCGTCCTCATCAGTGCAAAGGGGCGCGAGTACCGCAAGGCGGTTGCTGACCAAGTGCTGATACAACGTGCCGCAAAGCACATCGACTACGCAGTCAAGGTAGAAATCAAAGCGTATCGCCCAGACCGCCGCCGTCGTGACTTGGACAACCTCTTGAAGGCATTGCTGGACTCCATGACGCACGCTGGTGTGATGCAGGACGACGCCTTGATTGAAGACTTGCGCGTGTACTGGGCAGATGAAATTGGCGGCATGGTCAAAATAAAAATTGAGGGAATTGAATGAACACAGAACCAGAACTGATTGACCTCTATGCCATGTTTGCGCTGATGATGCAAAAGCCCGTCAAGGGCAAGTCAAAGATTGATGTGGCCTACGAGGCGTTTGAACAGGCTTACGCAATGATTGAAATCCGCGAAGATTTTGTAGAGAAGAGGAAAAAAAAGGAGAAAGAATGAGTGAAGAGCGAGACCCCCACAGGGCTGTGGACTACATCCTGAAAAACGCGGCTTTGTTTGCAAAGGCAAAGGCAGAACGCACCTACATCGAACAGTACCGCAAAAGCCTCAAGGCTATCCTGATGAAGCGCAGCATGGAGACCGCCCTCGGTGCGCAGGAGCGCGAAGCCTACGCCCATCCAGAGATGCTGGAGATGATTAAAGGCTTGCAAGCGGCGGTGGAGATTGAAGAGAAGCTGAAGTGGGACATCACCGCCGCCGAGATGCGAGTGGAAATCTGGCGGACAGAGCAAGCAAACAACAGAGCAGAAGGAAAGGCAACGATATGAAGACACCAGAAGACGAAGCGTTTGAACAGTTGGAAGCAGATATCAAGCGTCGAACAGTGAATGATGATGCCCAAATTTACGCATCACCGTGGAAAGGGTTGACTGAGTACGAGTTTGCGGCAATTTACAACCGCTGGACTGACGCCAATGGCTCAACAGCGTGGGGTCTGTACCGCTCAATTGAGAAGGCATTGAAGGGAAAGAACAATGGCTAAATTACCCTACACCTACACCATTTGCCCGACGCAAGAAGCACCGAAACGCTTTACAGCAAGTTGCAAGGAGATGGGAATACTGCTCAGTCAAAGCCCCGATGGCGACCTGACCATTGATGACCGCCGCAACGGGCTGTGGGAGTCTTGGGAAGGCAAAGGGGTTGTAGAACCCATCGAAGACAGACTGCACAACCTCATCAGGAGCGGCAAGAAATGACGCCACTCCAAAACAGAATTCGTGATGCCCTCCACAAGCACGAAGACGGCATGACCGTCAGTCAACTGGTGCTAACAGTCCGTGGCAGTCCCGAGGCTATCCGCAAAGCATTGTCCAGAATGGGCGACAGCTACATCGACCGCTGGGTCAAAGAAGGCTGGAACTTTGCTGCTGTGCATTGCCTCGTCGCCGTCCCTGAAGATTGCCCCCGACCATGACTACTCTCAAAGAAAAGAAACACATGAGCCGGGTGGCGGAACTAGGTTGTGCCGTTTGCAGAAGGCTAGGGCATGAAGGAACCCCGGCTGAGTTGCACCATCCAAGGGCTGGAATGGGGGCTGGGAGACGCGCAAGCCACATGAACGTATTGCCACTCTGCCCAGCCCATCACAGAGGCTCTGACGGCGTCCACGGCCTTGGCACGAAGGGTTTCCCGGCTCACTGGGGCTTCACTGAGCAGGACTTGCTGGACGACACCCTCAAACTGCTTGGTGTTGTCAAATAACAACATTAGGGTTTTCCTTAGAAAAATATTTTAAGAAAGTTGTTGACGAGGTTTAATTTGGCCTTAAACTACACGCACTGACCAAGCAATCCCGCAAGGCAGAACCAGCGAAAGAACAGCGAAATGAACAACGACCTCAACCTCAACAACATCGACACACTCGGCTCTTTGTTGGCTCAAATCAAAGACCTGACTGCACAGGCAGATGCCATCAAAGACGGCATCAAAGAGTCTGCATCCGCAGGCGGTGCAACGGTCGTCGAAGGTGTCTTGTTCAAGGCTACCTACAGCGAGTCCAACAAGTCAATATTCGACAAGGAAGCCTTTATCAAAGTGCATGGCGCAACGGCCTACGCTACCTTCACCAAGGTGTCTGCTGTGTTCAGCGTCAAGGTCACCAGCCGCTAAAACCAACGGGGCTTCGGCCCCAACAACCAACCCCAACCACAAACGAAAGAGAATCATGAAAATCAAAACCACAATCCACGTTCACTATCAAAAACATTCTTGGGAAAAGGAGGGAGCTTTTAAAGTTTTTTATTGCCAACTTGACGATTCTGAGTACCGTACTTACGTTGGCCCGCAGGAAATTGAGATTGATGTCCCTGAAGACTACGACCCCCGCGCACAGCAGGTGGCGGCGCTGGAGGCGCTGAAACAGAAGGTCATGGCCGACTATCAGAAGTCTGTCACCGATATCAACGACCGCATCAGCAAGCTGATGGCACTGGAGTACGAAGCAACAGTAGCGGAAGAAAGCAAATCATGAAATTTCAAAACACTTTTTGCAGCCAGTGCGGCGGCGAGTTTGGCCCCGGTGATAACGGCTACAGCCACTGCCGCAACCATCACCCAAAGGCACAACAAATTGCAGCGTTGAAAGCCCAGAAACAAAAAGTCGTGGCCGACTATCAGAAGTCGGTCACAGACATCAACAGCCAAATCAGCAAACTTCAGGCACTGGAGTACACAGCATGACCGCAATGACCAAGCAAGAATTTAAGGCCCGATGGGAGGGTGACGACAAAGGTGGCGGCATCAACTTCGAAGACATTGCAAACTGCGCTGTGGCTTGGGGCATCTCGCGTACCCCAAAGACGCGCCGCATTGATGTCATCCGCTACCAAGTGCTGGTGGCGGCAGGCACAGTTGACGCAGAAGAATTTAAACCTGAAGAGGAGCAAGCATGAACACCGACCACATCATCCACAACACCAATCAGCGGATGGAGTGCCAGCACTGTGGCTTCAGCGAGGCTATCAAGATGCCTGCGCCCATCGATGCCATCCTAGGCAAGATGGATGCCTTCACGCAGGCCCACAAGGGCTGTAAACGCTCTGACTACGTCAAAGGCTTTGACGCTGGCTGGGACTGTGCCTTGAATGAAATGGAGCAGTGGATAAAGCGCGAGGCGCACGACCCCCAACGAAATGCCCCCGTGTTGGCCTTGCTGGCGCACCTCAAAATGCAACATGGTAGGGAAAACACTTAGAAGAAAAGTGTTGCATCGTTTAATTTTGGGTTATACTAACCTCACTGCAACAAGCAGGTAACAGCGAAGGAAAGCGAAATGACACACTACATTGCCGAGATTGAGACCACAGTGGCAGGCATCCCCTGCATCGTGGGCGTGACGGAGTACAGCAACGTGGCTGGCGACTGCGGGGCGGACAGCGACTGGGATTACGAGGGCGGCAGTGAGTGCCTGTTTGACGTACTTGACCGCCGGGGCCGCCCTGCCCCTTGGCTGGCACGCAAGCTAACTGACGCAGACGACTCCCGCATTCAAGATGAAATCGCTGACTACCTCAACTAAGGAGATTCTCATGGAAAAAGAAATCATCATCAGCACCGAGAGCGGTGTCAAAGTGTCCATCTCTGAGTGGGATGACGGTGGGGCTTGGCTGCATTTGCAACTGCGGGGTGGCAGTGCCCATACCGTGCTGACCAAAGACGAAGCCCAGAGGCTCCTAGAGGGCTTACAGGCCATCCTGAAGGTGGCGGCATGAGCGGCTTCGACAGCAAGCGCGAAGCCGCGCAGGACAGGCAGGTAGACGACGGAGACTACGGGTGCATCGACGAAATGATGCATTGGGTGACCATCGGCATTTTGTTTTTGATGACCATCGTGTTCCTCGCTGGGCTGGCGGGGTTTGTCTGGGCCATGATATGACCAAAAACGACATCAATCGCATGGCGCGGGAGGCTGGGTTAATTATCGACGGCAATAATTCGGGCGATGATGACCTCCTCGCCTTTGCCAACCTCATCGCCGCCCACAAGGCAGAAGTCATTACTGCCGAGGCTTATCGCTGTGGCTACAAAGACGGTATGAAAGCAAGTGCGGTCATCTGCGAGAACCTTGCTGTTCAGCAAGACAAAGATGTGCGTGACGAATGCGCTGCCGCTATTCGAGCAAGAGGAGAGCAAACATGAGCCGCTTACTTTTTGCTGTTGCCCGTGGGGCAAGGATTCAGTACAGGTCGCCCATAGACCGAGACTGGAAGGAGAGTGCATTTCGCCTATGGCCCAGTCTGCATGATTGCAAAACCGCCGATAGTCTCTACCGCATCCACCCGGATGACGTGCACTTGCAGTACGGCCCCATCAGCACGGCGCTGCGGGAAGTAGCACTGACCGACGATTGTGATGGCGCTGATATACCGTACATTGAAGTCACCTTGCTAAGAGAAGAGGGTCATTTCAGCAGTAGCGAAGAGCAACGCTGTGTTTTTCTTTTAATCGTGGCCGAGGCACTGGCCGATGAGGGGATGTGATGAACAAAATATTAATTGACTTAGCAACAGTGCAACAGGCGCTGGTGACGTTGGAGAATGTAAATCCATCGCTTGTATGTGAGATGGCACATCATCCTAAAAAAGACCAACACGGGGTTGGTCAAAAATGTCCTTTAGAAATAAGGCACTTGGAAACCATCGCCGCCATCAAAGAAGCCTTGGCACAACCAGTGCAGCCAGAGCAGGAGCCGACTCCGTGGCGAGACATGGTAGTGGTTAGCCTAGTCCGCGAGGGCATCGACAAGCACAAAGCGCGGGAACTTGCTGACCACTTTGTCAACTTCACTTTGCCGCCACCCCTACCAGTGCAGGAGCCGGTGGCGTGTCGCTTTTGTCACAGCAAAAAAGGTTGCTATACATGGCTGTGCTATAGCTGCGGAGAGATTGACGATGTTCAACAGCCATCCCCACTTGCAGCACAGCGCCCGTGGGTAGGGCTGACGGATGAGGATTGGGCCAAAATTGAAGATATGCCCGACACGTTTGACCAAGGCGTAGCATGGGCGCAGGCAAGACTGAAGGAGCGCAATCATGGATGAAACATATCTGGGCGATGGGGTCTACGTTAGCCACGATGGCTATCAAGTCTGGCTTGCGGTCAATCACCACGAAAACAAAGTAGTGGCAATGGAGCCAGCAGTGCTTGCCCGGTTGCTGGATTATGTGAACAAGTTTGAAACAAAAAGAAAGGGCAAGACCAATGACTGAATACAAGTCGATAAAAATGCCAGAGTATTCGAAGTGGAAGTGCTACATGTTTGGCTGTGGCCCTGACGGCCACGGCTTGGTGTATCGCCCGCAACTAGGCAAAGAGCCGAATGCATTTGTCAGGTGGATGATGCGAATTTGTTTTGGCTGCACATGGGTTAAGACCAATGAATAACTGGCCCTTCCCCACCAAACTACCCCCGGCTTTGCCAAGCAAGCCAATCCCGTTCAATCCAAACAATCATGAGGAGTCGCCGTGGTGAAGGAAACATTGCTTGACAAGGTGATTATTGGTACAATGTTCATTGCCTTTACAGCGTTTTGGGTTTGGGTTCCAAACTTTCTTTTGACCGAAGAAGAGTGCAAGCAACAGACCCCGCAAGCCTTCACAAGTGGCTTGTGTAACGAACCGAAAGCGAAGTAAAACACAATGGGTTCCCGGCGAAAGCCGAGAGCCAACACGCATGGGGATTGATGAGAGTGCCAGCAAAGTTCGGTGAGGCTGGTCGGACGGGCGAGTAACAAGCCCTATACGCCGGGGGGTGGGGATTAAGCCCTGCCACAGTGGTTCGAATCCACCTATCAATGTCCAGCCGTGTTGGT